CTTCAGATGGGGAATAACCGATATTGAGTTTGTACATGGAGAAACACACCTGTCGAAGATGTTTTATGGCATCAACGCAGGGGTTTTCCAGGAGAACACCGTCTTCCGTGAAGACACGCTTAAAGTATTCCTGCATGAAAGCGGGTATACTACTAGACCCTTTGCAGTGACGAAACTGCTGAGGTCTAGAGAAGCGTGAGGTGTTCAAACCCTCATCAAGTGCTTTTCCAAGTTTTGGTAAAGTCTTAGTGAGGAAAGATACACCCTCATGAGAGAATCTGTTAGTTAATTCTGACAAATCCCTCTTGAGCATCCTCGGAGAAGTGCGGACAGGATCCTGACGCAACAAGCTGGAACAAAGGACAAGGTAATCCTTGTACTGGCTATTCTGATGGTCCATAACGGAATCATCTCCAATAGCCCCAGTGTTCCTACTAACGTCTTCTTAAAGCGGGTAGAAGGATCAACCTTCGCCGCGAAGAAGAGCCTCGAGATTCGCAGTTGACGCCAAGCCAGTAACGGCACCAGCGGCAATGAAGTCGCTGATGTGGTTAAGCAGGTCATAAACCTGGGTCTGGGTGACGGCGGGGTTGCGAGGCACCGTGACCGAAAGGCTCACGGAGACGACTACCGGAGAGGGAGAAGCATCAACAGTTTCCGAAAAGGTAACGTTGTGCCGATCCACCGCGGTAGCGCCCTTACCCGATGAGGAGTGCCGAATGAACATAATCTTCGGTTCCGCAGGGGTAGATGCAATGTCGACACGACGTGTTTCGCCAGTCTTCTCGCTTGCGAGAAGACGGAAGACGACGTCGGTCCCGTCGACCTTGTCGAGGGTGAGGTCATTAGAGAACACTGGAGACTCCTTCGTTCGTGTTTGCCTTGCCTCATTTGAGTAACAAGGCCAGATACAACGCCAGTTGCTGCGGCGATAGACTCGCAAGGTTAAAACTCGCGAGGTCGATCGGAAGATAGTTATACCGAACAAAACGATCGTATCGTAGGGAACCAATCTCAGCCCAAATTCCATTTGCGCCGAGAAGAGATTCTCTTTGATAACAGCGATATATGGAAGAAGACTTAATTGAATAAGTCAGATCCATAACTTCCCACTGACCCTGAAAAGGGTTAGCGGAAAGAGCTGTCAGCCGCGTGCCAATCTTGCCGAACCAATCAACTACAAAACTATAAGGGATTGCTTCCCAGAAGGTTTGTAGGGGATTGTTAAGGCCGAGCGCAGCTGCGAACGCTCGGAGTAGTCCGCCCATGGAATCAAGACCTTGAAGTTTATGGAAAAGAAATCCATTAACTGAGGTATTGGTCTGATGAGCGACTAGGTAAATGGGGAACTTACCGTAAGTAGTGTCAGGTTCGTGATAAGGCCGGATAACCGGAACCTCAACACAATCGACAAAACTTTTGTGTAAGCGCGTTCTCTTTCCGTAAGTGTCTTTGAGGTGTTGAATCCTCGCGGTTACGGAGCTTACAAGAGACGCCAATTTCTGTAAATCTCCAACGAATGGTTTCCATCCGAAAGAGAAATTCAGATAGCCCCCACTGACTGTCTTTGCTGCAGAATGTTCCAATTTTGGAAGAAGACTTCCAATTTCTCGAAGTTCATATAGAAAATTAGCAAAGCTAACTTCTACGGGAACTTGTTGAGAAAACTGAAAGAAAGCTTCCTCAGATTGGGCAGCAATTAAGTCCTCCGAAGGCATCGGTATGATGCTACTCAAACTAGGCAAATCAATGATGGGATACAGGAGTCCGGAAACGGACACTTGACCACCATAGATGCTAGTTCCGGCTGATAACGCTTTAGCATTAAGCGTTACACGGTTGTGGTAAACGCAAGACGGTGGATATCTTCCATCCGAACGGCGTTTCTTACCTTTGACATCAGAGATGTCATCGATAAGAGTCCACTGAGGGATAACAAAGTCATAGTCAACTACAGTACCACCCTCAACATAGTGGTAATGTGAATTGATAAGACGATAATTACCCCTCGACCGAGACCGGTTCACAAAGAATGAGTTAGGCATCCTATCCCTCCAGGATACAGTGCTTTCGCACTGATTACGAGGAG